CAGGTGCAACTACTGTAACAACAGTAGCTCTTGCATAAGGAGATTAACAACTATGAGGGGGTTTATCCCCCTCTAGTCAAATAGGAAAAAATTATGGCAATAAGTGCAGCAGTAGGTGTAGGTAAAAAAATAGTTGGCAAAGCTATAAGTGCTGCCAAAAAGAAAAAAAAAGATTTAGAAACTAAAGGTCGTAGAATAAAACAAAAAAAAGTAAAAGAAGAATTAACTAATGCAAAATTTAAATCAGCTATAGATCCTAACAAAGCTGCAATAGACGCAGATAAAGCAACAAGAAAAATTATGAAAACACCTGATATTATTGCTGGTGTAGGAGCAAGTGCAGCACAAACAGGAAAAAAAGCTATTAAAGCAGCCAAACCAACAATAGATAAAACTAAAACTAAAGTTAAAGATTTAAATAAAAAAATTAATAAAACAGTAGAAAAAGCACCAGTTATAAGTGGTATTATAGCTGGAACATTAGGAACTTCTGTTTTAGCTTCTGCAAGTAAAGTATCCTATACATATAAAAAAATGCCAGATGGACAAATACAAGTTAATTTAACTGGTGATAAAAATAAAAATACTTTTATGTCACCAAGACATTTAAATCCTAAAGAAATAGATGATGTAAGAATAAATATGGATATGTTAGAATCTATTGTTGTTTCAGATGATCCTCAAAAAAGAAAAAAAGAATTTACTAATATTGTTTCTTATTTAAATGAAAAATATAAAATTAATCAAATACAAGGAAAAAATTTAAGTATAATGCTACCTAGAGAGTAATGTATGGCAGTAACCAAAGTAGATATAGCTTCAAGAGCATTAGTAATGATAGGAGCAAATCCTATTGCTTCATTTACTGATGGAACAACAGAAGCTAACGTAACTAACACAATATACGAAGAAATTATTGAATCTAGTTTAACTAGACATAATTGGAGATTTGCAACAGGACAACAACAATTATCTTTATTAGCAGATTCTCCTACTGGTAGATTTGAATATGCATATCAAATACCAGCTAATCCTGAATGTTTAAAAATATTAGCAGTTACAGTTAATGATGCATTAATACAGTATAATAGATACGAAGATAAAATTTATTTAGATGGTTTTGGATCTCAAAGCACAGTAATTATGGATTATATTTTTAGACAAAGTGAAGATCAATTTCCTCCTCATTTTAGATTAGCAATAGAATATAAACTAGCTAGTATTTTTGGTGGATCAGTAGCAAGAGACGCAGCTTTAGTAAGAGAGTTTGATCAACTAAGTGAAAGACAAATGCTAATAGCTAAAAACACTGACTCACAAGAAACTACTACTAAAACACTTTCTACTGATAGATTTATAACAGAAAGAAGAAGCAGTCGTAGTGGACTTGTGGTCGGATAATGCCTAGAAAAGTAAGACAAGTATATACAAATTTTTCTGCTGGAGAAATTAATAATCTCCTTAATGCAAGAACTGATGCTAAAGCATATTTTGAAGGTGGTAAACAAGTACGCAACTGGTATTTATTAGATGAAGGTGGAGTAATGCGTAGACCAGCTACTGAGTATATGGCTACAATGCCAGCAGAATGTAGAATTATTCCATTTATATTTTCTAATGATGAGGTTGCAATATTTGTTTTATCAAATAATAGACTTGATGTTTATTCTAATAGTGGTGCTGTAATACAATCTAATATAACTTCTAATTGTAATTGGACTACTGCTCAATTATTTGAATTAAATTTTGCACAGTTTGGTGATACTGTTTTTATTACACATAGAAATAATCCTTCAATTCAAATTAAAAGAACTTCTGCAAGTACATTTAGTGTTTCTGAATTTGAATTTGAAGAAGATGAAGATGTGGTAGTTTCTGGTGCATATAAAACTCATGCACCATTTTATAAATATGAAAGCCATGATGTAACATTAACATTAAGTACAGCAGCAACAGGAACAGGTAGAACAATTACAGCGTCTAGTGGTTTTTTTACAGCAGATTATGTAAATCATTATTTAAAAATAGATGGATCTCAAGTTAAAATAACTGGGTATACAAGTCCAACAGTAGTAACAGGAACAATTATTGAAACAGTAGCTTCAGGAACTGGGCCTTTATATGATTGGGAAGAAGAACTTATTTCTGTTCCTAGAGGTTATCCTCAAGCTGTTTGTTTCCATGATAATAGATTATGGTTTGGAGGAGTAAGAGATAAACCTTCAGCAATTATTGCAAGTCAAATTGGAGGTTATTTTAATTTTGATTTAGGAACTGGATTAGCTAATGAAGCAATTAATGTATCTATTGCAAGTGGTGAAGTAAATGAAGTAAGGCATTTATTATCTTCTCGTAACTTACAAATATTTACAGATAGTGGTGAATATTATGTACCTGTATCATCACAGTCTGCTGCAATTACTCCAGCAAGTATAGCATTTTTAAGACAAACACCTTATGGCTGCAATAGAGCTGCGCCAATACCTTTTGATGGTGCTTCTTTGTTTAGTCAAAAAAATGGTAAAGCAATTAGAGAATATGTTTTTTCAGATATTGAACAAGCATATAGATCTACAAGTGTATCTGTATTAGCTTCTCATTTAATTGATACACCAAAACAATTATCAATGATGACTGGTAATGAAATTAAACCAGAACAATTTGCTTTTTTCTTAAATAGTGGATCTAATGATGATGGTAAAATAGCTGTATTTCATTCTATTCGTGATGAAAAAATAGCTGGTTGGACTATGTGGGAAACACAAACTGGAGATAAATATCATAGTATAGCAGCATTAAATGATCAATTATTTGTTATAGTAAAAAGAGTAGTTCCTTCTGGTACAAAATATTTTTTAGAAAGATATGCAAATGATGATAGTATTACTCTTGATTGTTCTACTACTACTACTGTATTTCAAAAAGGTACACCTTTAGTAAATGGAGCTAGTCAAACTGGAAACTCATTATCTGTAGATGGATTTACTTCTGCACCAGCTATACAAGAAACTTTTACTATTGCTGGTAATGCAACTAAATATACTATTACTGCTGTTACACAAACTGCTGCTGGATATGATTTAACACTAGATCAAAACTTAGCAGTTAGTCCTAGTGATAATGCTGTAATAACTATTGTAGAAGGATTTGTTCATACAGTAAATGCAATTTATGAAAACACAGATAAAGTATTTGCAGTATATGGTAATGGATCTTTAGGTGAATTTACAGTAGATAGTAATAATAGAATAACATTAACTTCTGCTCCTTTTCCAACTGGAACTAGAGTAGGATTTAATTTTACTCCTATATTAGAAACAATGCCAATAGATAAAGAAATAGATACAGGCCCATTAACAGGACAACCTAGACGAGTTAATAAAGCTATTGTAGATATATCTGGTGGTTTAGATATAACTATGAAAGCACAAGATTTAAACTCAAAAGAGTTAGTAATACAACAAGCTGGTTTTACTGCTGGTACAGATATTAGTCCAGTTACAGATAAAAAAGAATTTAATTTTTTAGGTTATAGTAAAAATCCTACAATTACTATTAGCCAAAACGATCCTTTACCATTAAAGGTATTAGGAATAGCTATGGAGTTACAGTTCGCATGAGTGGTGTAGAAGCAGCAACATTATTTGCCATTAGTCAAGGAGTACAAACTGTTGGTCAATTACAAGGTATACAAGCTCAAAGAGCTGCATTAGCAAGAGAAAATTATAGAATTGCAGCAGAATCAAGATTAGCTGCATTAAGAGCATTAGAGGCTGAAAATCAAAGACGACAACAAGCTGAAGAAGAATTAGCTAACAATGCAGCATTTCAATCTATTGCTGGATATTCAGATGATAGTATGAGTTTTTTAAATATTAATAAACAAGTATCAAAAAATATGAATAAAGATGTTGCAGATATTAGGCTTATGGGAAAAGTTGTAGATACAAAATATAGCAGCATGATGTTTGAAAATAGAATGAAAGAAAGAGATTTAGTTTTTGGTGGTTATACTTCTGTTATTGCAGAATTAACAAGTGGTTATGCAACATATAAATATATGAAAGGAAATAAACAACCATCAATTAATCAAACATATACATATAATAGTAGAGGGCGGACTAATTATCCGTATGGATTATAATGGCATTAACTAGAGGAAAAAAAGAAACATCAGTTACTCCTAGTTCAATAGCTAGCAGAATGGGAGTAGTTCCTACTTATGGTGGTGATTGGTTAGCAACAGCTGCTGAAAGCATTGGTAAAAATTTAGATGTTCAAACTAAACGTATTGCTACTATGGAAGAAGAAAAATGGAAAGCACAATTTAGTATTGATACTTATAAAGCAATAAATGATTTTGCTATGCAAAATAGAATGAATCCAAATGGATTTACTAAAAGTGTAGATCCTTATGTTTCTGAATTAGTAAATCAAGTACCAAATAAATATAAAGGTTGGGCAAAACAATATGCTGGTATGATGGCTGCAAGAGAAGGACAGCAAATAATTAACAGACATTATAATGCACAACAAGCAGAATTAATAAAATTAAATCAAGATAGTAATCAAGTATGGCTTGATAATAATTTAAGAAACTTAGAACAAACTCCTTATGCAGAATGGGATAATCAAATGTTTAGTAGTGTGTTAGCTGAATTTTCAGAAAAAGCAGTTTCTTATGAAAATATGTATAATTCATTAGATCCACAATTTAGAAGTGGATTAGATTCTCCTGAAATATGGAAAAGAAAACATCAAATAGCTTTTGAAGGTGCAAGATTAAATTCAAAAAATAGAGCATTATTAGAAGCTGCACAAATATTAGATAAAGAATATTTATTGCAAGCAGATTTAAATGGTGATGGATTTTACCAAAAAGAATTTATTGGAAAAAAACAAGAAAAAACAAATGTTGAAATTGCATTAAATCAAATTAAAAAAAATATGAAAGAATATATTAATAATCCTGATGTAGATAATCTTGATGGATTTACTACATTAACTAATACAACAAATGAAGAAAGAATAGGGTTACAAGAAAATGCAATTAGTTATGTAGATAATATGCATAATCAAATGACAACAGAACAAAACAATATAAAAAATGCAATTGCTGCTACATATAATAGAAATATAAATGCTATGGAAGCAAGTGCTAATAAACCATATACAACATATACTAATGAAGAATTAACAAGAAGTTTAAATGCTATTGATGCAACAACAGAAGATAGAGAAAGAATTATAACAGCAAATACTAAAAGTAATATTATAGGTGCTTTAAGTAAAATACTTTACACTTCTGATACTGACACAACTCAAATTATGTATAAAAATAAAGATTATAATTTAGGTAAATATAATAAAAGTTGGATAGGAACAATAGGTAGAATAAGAGAATTAATGTTAGCTGAAGGAATACCTGAAAGTGAGATTAATGAAGCTGATATTAAAAATCAAATTATAGAACAACATATTTATGATATGACAGGTAGAACGTCAGATGGATTATCATTAGAATATGATTTTGCTATGATGAATAATGAAGAAGCTATGGAAGGTGATTTTTATAAATTAAAACAATATGCATTAAATATGGGAGTAGTACCTCCAGTATTAACAAAATATATAACAGAAAATTTAAATAATCCATTAAATTTAGAAATAGAAGGTAATAGAGATACTCTTGTAGAAATAGCTGCTATGTTAAATTCTTTACAAGAAATACCTTCGGTTAATGGTATGGGAATAGAAGGTGTATCTCCTGAAGAACAAATGTTACTTTCTAATTTTTATAAAGATTATAAAAGTTATAGAGAAAATACTTCAGGTGCTATTGTTGAAAGTGATTTTATTAAAAATTGGTTTGAAATACATAATAAATATACACAAGATGAATCAGATAAATTAATAAATGTTTTTAATCAAAAATTAGAATTATTAGATGAAGATGTATTAGCTAACCAATTAAAACAACATATGGAAATGGCAGCTATATCAGTGTTTGGTGTAAATTTTGGAACAGCTATAGGTACTGGTGTAGTACAAGAGCCAGCTGTTAAACCATTAATTGATGTACCAATATTAAATGTATTTAAAG